AGGACATACCCGGCAATTGGCCGGGTGTTGCATATCTGGCAGATGCCAGTGTCAGCTATTGGCGCGGGTGCTGGCCGGTGGTAGGCCGATGATGGTTTTAATTTATGGAATCTCATAATCGTCTCCGGTTCAATTGTAAATTTCAATGTTCTTCAACCGAGTTATTATCGAATCGAAATTAATTGTTTGATCACCATTAATCCGAGATTTAATCGCTTCACCCAATTGCGCCATTACATCTGACATCATTATAAGAGAGTCTCTTTCGGGTTCAGTTATTCGGATATCGCGTACATGGCCAAGTGTTTCAAATATCCCGCAGAGAAGACTGCGTATTTTTCTTATTGCGAACTTAATTCTTTCTTCCGACAACATATCCATAGAGCAAAGCGATATACTATTATCCATTCCGTCCATTACAGATGAAAGCTCTTCCAGTGCGCTATACTTTTTACGAAAAGTTTGCATATCCTTTTTAGCATCACGGACGAGCTGTTTACGCATATCCGAATTGTCTAAAACTTCGCTTAATAGTCTATACCCTCCATTGTTTGACCTATCATGTGAAAGTGAAACGTATTTTCTCAGCGTAACGCCATCGCTATCCATTGAATTATCTGGTAGGAACATCATGTTATCTGAATCATGTTTTATAATGGTAAGATCAAGTCTAATGACCTGCCTCGCCTGGTTCAAGCGGTACGCATCTGCTGCTATGGTATCCGCCCACTGGAATCTGCCATGCAAAGATGTTTTGGTATTGCTGGCATAAACTACAACTTTCTCAGCATCGAGAATCCCGTCGTTGCTTTTTCTGATAATTTCAAGTTCTTCAGATACCGTAAATGATGGGAAGTCCCGGTCTTTTTCGTCAATCACGCTGTAATCAAACGCTTTCTGTTGAATCAGTTCGTCCATTTTCATATTTCCTTGTCGTTCTTTGCGCTTCCCTATCCGCCGATATTCCTTGACGCCTCACCGCATCCGCAGCTTCATCCGTGAAAAACCAGCTTCCCGTCATATGCGCCGGTCAAGGTCGCTCGGGGTTGCCGGTTGGGGTGTTGTTATGTTGGATATATATTAATCAATAAGATGAATTATTGTCAAGATATTTTATCACTCTTAATGATGAATTTTTTCTAAGTGATAAAATTTTGGACAAAAAAAAGGCCCGATCAACCGAAGTTGAACGAGCCTCTTATAATAATGGTACGTTTTGTTTATTACGTTATCATCAACCTAAAACACATCCTACGTCCATTACTTGTTATTTCGATCCATTTACGACCTTCAGACCATTGAGTTGATTTATAGGTGGGGAATCCGACGCATTCGTATTTTTCAATAATGTTCCTTTTTTTGTTGATTCAATTTCTCGTTTTATCGTTTCACCAAACGATCTGAATCTTTCATACTGAGCGACTGTTCCATGTTCAATTACATATTTTGCTATGCCAAGAAGAGAAGTATCTGTATTGACAATTTCCTGTGTTTTTGTTTCAATCGTTTTAAATTTTATCTCACAGACATCATGCTCTTGTTTCTCTCCAACATATATTCCTTTATAAAATTCATCTTGATTTATATTTAATCCTTTACATAATTTATCAAGAGTTACCTGCCCGATCCCTCGTTTTGTATTTCCAAATTCCTTTAAAATATTCGTAACATAAGATGGCGAAACGTCCAAGATTTTAGCCAAGTCTTTATTTTTTAACATCTTTTCCGCCATAATTCTGAGTAAATTTACCCGTATTATTTCTGAAATTGTTGGGTTTCTCATATAGGATAATTTCCTCTTGACTTCATTTCATCTATGTGATTAACTTAACCATGTCTGAAACACTTAAAAAATATTTAAAAGGTAAAAGTCGAGAATCCTTTGCTCACAGCATAGGAACCACGAAAAATTACGTCAATTTACTCGTCGTACATTTGCGCCGTCCATCTCCCCGCCTCGCTCTTCGTATCGAACAAGCCACCGGTGGACAAGTTACCAGAGATATGATGCTGTACCCCGAACTGTACGCCACCACCGACACCCAAAAATCAAACAACCTAACCGAATAACACCTCAAAAAATATCCGTCAACCGAAACGAGGCCACCTGATGAAATTTGACAATGCCGTAAATATCAAAATTGACGAGAAAATGGCCAGGTATCTCGGCAAGATCATAACCAGTATCGACTGTACACAGTCCGAATTCATCAGGACGTGTATCCACCTCGCCGGCCCCCAGATTGAACGTCATCCCTACCTGATACAGTTATTGCCACACTCTGCTGAGAACTTAACACCACAGTCGTAAAGCAAAGGATTTATTACAATGGCAAAAAGTTATGTGGTGGATGGCGAGCATTTCAAAACCAAATCGGCTTTAACTGATAAGGTTCGTGATATCCTTTATGCGTATGAATTTGAACAAGGTTTGAATGACATCAATCTCAAATTCATGAACGCGATTCTTGCCATGCACCCATCTGCTGATGTCAAAATTGGTTGTGGTGTTTCAACCATATTCGTCCGGCAAAATCCAGTTCACAAAAGAAACCGTGGGTTCTGGATTAAACGCACCGATGGCACCGAAACAGATTTCAGTTTTCTTGAATGCCTCAAACCAACAGATCCACTTAGAAAGTTTAAAAATGCCTGCCGTCAAGCAATTTCAGGTGATGTATTTGTTTTTAGAGTGAACAACCTTGACGGTGATTCTGTGTGTCCGATAACCGGAATTGCATTAAATGTTTATAATTGTCATGTTGATCATTCCCCACCAAACACGTTTGACAGTATCGTAACTGATTTTATTACTACCAATTCAATCAATCCTGAACACGTCATTTTAAACAGTTCTGATGCTGAAATAGGTGATAGTTTTAATGATACTGTTTTTGCTGAAAACTTTGTCACCTTTCATAATGAAAGAGCTGTTTTACGTCTCGTTTCTGCACGTGCAAACCTAAGTGAAATAAGGCGTTCATGCTGAATTTATCTAACATAACATCCGCCATGATACAGGCCGGACAAACACCTCCTAAATCCATCATTGCAGATGGTGTTATTCACCGGTATCCGGTTGAAAACGGAACAGGAAAGATACATGGGAAATCTGGATGGTATTGTTTCCATACTGATGGCCCTGTACCAGTTGGATTTTTTGGCGATTGGAGGAAAGGCACTAGTGTCAAGTGGGTATCTGACGAATACTCAAACCTTGGGTATCTGGATCAAATGCAGGCCACTGCATTTATGGCGCAGGCAGAGATAAATCGTAAAAATCAACAGGATGCTGAATATGCAAGAGCTGCCGAATCAGCGAAAGAAATTTATGCAGCATCAAAGAGTCCAACCGAACATGCGTACCTTATTAAGAAGAACATTGCAGCGTATCCCGGCGTTAAACAGGCTGGTAATTCGCTCGTAATTCCCGTTCTCTCAGAATCTTTTCAAGTCCAGTCTTTACAATACATCAGGCCATCAGGTGATAAGAAAAACCTACCCAAAGGTAAAATGAAAGGCGGCTTTTTCATCATCCAAGGCAGTTCAACCATTTTAATCTGCGAGGGATACGCAACCGGCGCAACTCTCCATAGGTGTACCGGACATACTGTTTATTGTGCTTTTTCAGCAGGAAACATCCTGTCTGTTGCTCAAATTGTTAAATCCAAAAACCTTGAGTCAACCATTATTATATGTGGCGATAATGACATCAAAAAACAGGATAACATCGGCGCAACAAAGGCCACTATCGCTGGAGAAGTTATTAGTGCAAAAGTGTTTTTGCCTGAAACATCCGGATCTGATTTTAACGATCTGGCGAATGAATCCGGTGATAATGCAGTTTTGAAAATGTTTACAGAATTAAAACATACAATACTCTCTATAATAACACCAACATCTATCGAAAAATTTGATAGATGTTCAATAAAGCCAATCCCAAATATTCTTTTAAATCCTGGTGGTATATTGCAAGAAACGCTGGATTACATGGACAAGATGTGTCCGGTGTCAGTGCCGATATTTAACCTGGGTTGTTCACTTGCTTTACTTGGCGCTGTTGGTGGACATAAAATCTGTGGGCCAACAGGTATCAGAACAAACCTTTATTGTCTTCTCCTGGGACATTCTGGTTCAGGTAAAGACGGCGCCCCGGCAATCGTGAAACAAATTTTATCCGATACACCAGACTTAATGCACTTCATGGGTGGGTCAAAATTCACCGGAGGCGCAGCCATTTATTCAGCCATATCACTAATCCCTGACAAGTATTCAAAGATTTTCTTTCTTGATGAATTTGCAAAAATATTGAAGCGTGAACGAGCAAAAAACAATACTGCTGAAACTGTAGGCTCTGCCTTTCTTGAATTATATTCTGGAGCTTCCGGTGAAAAATCTTATGCAGATGCGTCAAATAATAAAAAATATCCCTGGCAACATGTCTCCATGATCGGTAGCGCAACACCCGACGATTTATGGGCGCAGATAACACCAACCGATCTCCAGGATGGTTTTATTGCACGGCTTCAAGTCTTTGAGTCCCACCATGATCCTGTCTCGGCTGGATATGAAATGCCGATGTATTACGAAAACAAGCCTCGCCAGCTCATTAAAAAACTAATTGAAATCGCCAATATCGAAATGCAGTTCGATTCTGATTGCGTTGGGAATATCGAAACAAATGCACCAACCATGAAAAAATATGTACCTTTTAAATTAACAAGAACCGGCGAGGCTCTTGAATATCTGAAATATTGGGATGCAGAAATCAATAAAAAGCAGTGTTTATTTAAAGGTAAATGGCAGGGATATATTTACAACCGCGCACGAGAAACAGGCGAAAAATACGCACATGATCACCACCTAAGTAAATTCGGAAAACGATGTATCAGCCTTCCACTTGGTATAGATTCATACCAATATGGCCTATCGCTTATTGACTTTCTTGATGAACATATCCTCAGCATGGCTGGCAATTATGTTTCAGAGAACGACTGGCACGCAATGGAGCAAAAAGTTATCCGAGCAATTAAAGGAAAAGCTACTCCAAGCAAACCAGGTGTGTCTTCTGCGGTTCTTTTTGGTCAGCTTGTCCGGATACCTGAACGAGACAGGAAACATTTACTGACTGGCCTCCTCAGTACCGGACAGATTTACACAAAAAAGCATAAAGGCAAAGCTGGTCCCGAAACTGACATACTTTGCCTATCCCAACTTGCAGATGAAGAATAACTTTATACAGCGTGTATAAAGTTATTTGAATAGATATAATCAATTAAAACAATAACTTACAAACTTTCAAAAAAAACTTGTATAAAGTTTTTTAAGGAAAACTAACTAATGAAAACAAGAACTTACGATAAAAATAATTAAACGTTAGACAATAGACGGGGGTGGCTCACCTGTGTTTAGCGTGAACAGATGATTTTATCCGAATATATGCCTACCCCGTCTAAAGTTAGTATAGTTTATTATCTATATGTATTTATTACATATTAAACACAATAACCTTATATAGGCATGTCTAAAGTTGTCTAATGTTTATATTGTTATTATTATAAGTTATTGTATTTATTATATAATATATACTATTATATAATAAATAACCTTTAAATACTTGATTTTATTATCATTTATCATAATTCAAAGTTCATACGGTGAACACATGAAAAAAAACACTACGATTGATTACAGCAGAATCGCCTATATCAAGATGTGGGAACGTCAAAAATCCATCTATGTGGAGTGGAATGACTGGATGGTAAACGACATGACGTTATGGAAGATGAACGATATTGCAGAAGACAATGGTCACGATGCAAAAATTTTATCTCTCTTCGATCAGTACAGGCCGATCCTGCATAAAAAATCTCACATCATGGTACGAGCTTGTGGTGAATGGCATAGGTGTCCAATTGAAGCCGTACCCGCACTTATCGAAATCCTGGAGAATCTGTTCAAGGACTTTGGTGAACTGACAGAGAAAACCATAGCCATTGATCCTAAAGTCAGAAACAAATTTATTAAACCAGCTTTAAATATCAGTCCAAATCTAAAAAATATAATTGGCATTCATACAAACGCAACAGAAGAAAGAATTCTCAGAATTATTAAATCCAAAGCAACACCAGAGAAACCAGGCATATCAAAAGCAGTTCTTTTTGGCCAATATTTGAAAATACCAAAAGAATATACGAAATTCTTGCTCGATGGATTATTCGCATCTGGCAAATTAATAACTCGCAAATACAAAGGCAAAGCCGGTCCTGAAACTGAACTCTTATGTTTGGCGAATGGAGCAATGATATGATTCCCGAACCAAACACAATCACCCTGCTCATCCCCGGACAACCTGTTGGTAAAAACCGGCCTCGGTTCACGCGCGTCGGTAAGGGTGTCAGAACGTATAGTGATCAAGGCGACGAAGAGCAACTCTGGGTGATGGTTGTACGGCAACAACTCAAAGAACTCGCTGTACGTCATTTCAGTGGCGCTGTGGCCATGAAAATTGTCTTCTGGATGAAGCGTCCTGCTGGCCATTTCGGTTCTGGTAAAAATGCTGGCGTCCTCAAAGCTTCTGCACCTGCTGCACCTGTCACAAAGATCGACTTGGACAATGGGATTAAATGGACGCTGGATGTTCTGAATCATTGCGATGTGTGGCAGGATGATTCTTTCGTGATTGGGATTGATGCAAGGAAACGCTATGCGGAGCCTGGTACTGAACCACGGACTGAACTGGTGTTGCGCGAAGTCACTGGTGTCTGACAAAATTCTTTCTTGGCTCACGAAACGTAAAGCATGAGCCACAAACCACTTTGTATCTATTTCATGATCCACAACTGAGGTGATTGATGTTTAAGTTCATTCGTCGATGGTTCTTAACGCTGAAATTCTATTGCCAAGGAGATAGCCTCCCCGATGCCTGGGAGTGTGCAGTGCTTACAATGTCCGGGTTTCGCCGTGTAATTCTTTCAAAGAAACTTAAAAGACAGCCTTGGAGGCTTAAATGAGCGAAACAGAGAAAGACTTTCAACGAATTGAATTTGATCGCTGGCTTGCTAAATCAAAGCGGTGTCCGGCGCGAGTAAGCAATTTGTGGTGCAGTTACGAATGCAGTATCAATCAAAAAGACTGCTTCTTTGAGACCTGTTTCGCGAAATACTGGGAACACGAATTATGAAAAAGTCACTCAAATCCGCTGTAATCGTTCTGGCTGTATTTTTTCTTTTCATTGCGCCTGTACATAACGCAATGCTCCAGTCACCGCCTGTGGAGCTTTACACGCTGCTTGAGGTGGATAATGACAACGATGCAGACGGAGCAGAAACATGCAGCGAGTTTGTCTGCTGCACGTTTGAAAAAATGCTGCTCATCCTCGATGAACCAAAACCGTAAACAACAGAAAGGAAAATCAATGCAAAATCTGCTTATTAAATTGGCTGAAAAAATATCATCAATCGAATCTCTCGGGGTATATCTTGACGAAATCAGGATCACGGACAGATTCAAACTCATGGATGAAGACCCGATGACTATTACCGGTCTTTTACGTCCAGCCGGCGAGTATTTTTGTGCATCCATCGACGTGCTTATCGCCGTTGATAAACCTGAAGAAGAATCCGTGTTGTTCGAACAAATACGAAATTATCCTACCGTGCAGGATGTTTCTGGGTGCAAAAAAATTGCTGACACGGATATCTGTACAATCGTTCGCAGAGATTCTGTTGTGAAGAAGTCCGTGAAGAAAAAAGGCAAATAATGGCGATTATCAAATGTCCAGTATGTGAAACTGATATTGATTTACATGTATCTGTTGCATCACAAAAAGAAAAAGCTCTGACATCAACAGATATCAATAGATTTCTTGAATGGAACAACAGCATCAATGGCAGTATCCCGAGTTATTGGGACTGCTGGCAGGCAGCCATTTCAACGGTGAAAAAATGATTGACAATGAAGAAAAAACTACTATCAAACGGCTCAGGTTGCTTGGACTGGATCACGATCCCGAAGGATACCCGGTGATTACAATGGCGGATTTAACTCTGCTGCTGAATATCATTGAAAGAGAAGAGGCAATATCAGTTGATAGAAAACTCAGGATCCGGCAGCTCCAATCTGATATCAGGGAACAACGATCTTTCTTCTAATGGAAAGACTTTCGATGTATTATCGGAAAGGATATTGCGAGGCTTTGTGTTGGATTGCTCCTGAATGGCCACCTGGGGTGCCGTGTAACCGGTCAGAGTATTTGGACGGGTACAAACGTGGGATTAAAACCAAAGTGAAAATGAAAAGGAAAAACACAATGACAAAATTTGAAGAGTGGCTCGAAAATGAAAAAGAATTTGTGTTGAAAACTGAAAGAGAAAGGCAATTGGCCAAGGCAAGCTGGAACGCAGCTTTGACGATGATTTACAATCTAATTGACACGGTAACCATAAAGAAAGGAATGGAAAATGAATAAAACAGAACTCATAACAACAATCGCTGAAAAGACGAAAGTCACGAAGTCAATCGTATCTGATGTGGTTGAAATAATGCTCTCCACCCTTATTGAACAAGATAAAGTTTCAATCAAAGAGTTCGGCACGTTCGAGTGGAAGACCAGGCCGGCCAGACAGTGCCGGAATCCGCATACCGGTGGTACAGTTGACGTTCCTGAAAGCAAGATTTTGACATTCAAAGTCTCCAACGGACTGAAAACGTATGCAGACTGATATTTTATATGATATTTGCACTGCTATGGGGGTTGAAACAACATCCAAGATAGCGTATTTAGTGCCTAAGATCAAAGACTTACGAATCGGACATGAACGGTATTCAAAGGTTCGCCATCTGAACGCAGAAGATTTCTATAAAATATTCAAGCATAATGTGCAAGGCAGTCGGTTCGACGATTTAATTGACAATATGTGAAAAAAGGAGGTGATTACTATGACAAAGAAAGCAACAAAACCAGTTAAGAAGGGTGGTAAACCCAAGGGGAAGCCAAAACCTTGTTGATTGCAACCAGAGCAGCCATGATGTTTTTAATGGCTGCTTTAAAAGGGTGAAACATGACAACCAAGTTATCTGGATTCCAACGTTACATCGGCACCTGGGGACAAGATACGTTTCCAGAATCTACTTTATCTGGCCAAATGGCGCATCTCGATTTGGAGATATGTGAAGTTCAAGAAGCCGCAACTAATTATTTTAACAATCCAACCATAGATAACAAAAAAGAATTTCAAACCGAGATAGCAGATGTTTTTATCCTCCTTCTTGGTGTCGCACATAGAATGGATTTCGATCTAATGCTTGTTTCGGCAGACAAGTTCCGGGTATTGCAATCTCGAAAATGGCTGCCTGCTAATTCCGATGGCGTTTATCACCACATCGCTGAGGACATCGTGGCTTAAAACGTGTTCAGAGCCAGGGTTTCGTTGTGCTCTCCCCTTTCGCGGTCGGTGATCCAGGATCGTGGCTCGCACTGGATTTCTTTTTTTTGCTTGTGCTTGTGTTGTTAAGCGTTAGGGGGGCCGGCGGGTAGTCTCGCCGGCTTTATGGCGAGACCGAAGCGGAGCGTAGCCAGAGGACAACCGGCGGCGAAGCCGAAACGCCCAAAATAATTACATAAAAATATCAAAACGCAAGGATAATAATTGGAAGAACCAAAAATAATCGCTTTCAGTGGAGCGCACGGCACCGGCAAAACCAGTGCAACGTACTTAACGGCGCACCAGTTAAAACTCAATCAAAGATCAGAAGTCGGTGTCATACTCGAAATTGCTCGGCAATGTCCATATCCGATAATCAACAAAGGAAGCTCTACAACAACAAAAGATTCACAACTTTGGATATACAGCGCTCAATTACAAGCCGAGCTAAACGCTGTACGAAGATACGGGGTAGTCGTATCAGATAGAACAGTTATTGATACAATCGCATATACCGCTGCTGCTGGTATGTATAGCCTCGCTTATGCTATGCGTGAAATCGCCGCACAGTACGCAAAGACGGCATACAAGGAAGTCCACTTCCGAACGATTAACGATCATGATTACCTGGTTGACGATGGAACACGGAATTTGAATTGTGACTTTCGTGGGGAGGTGGAAATGGCGATGCTTTCACTGTATGCGGATTTGGGGATTCAGTTGATTTACGATGAAAAGGAATAGCAGCCAATGAATCAGACACCACTTAATCACGTTGGCATTACTCATGAGCAAAAAATTGCAGACGGTATCCTGCTTTTGCAAGAATTTGAATCATCCGCATTGGAATACTCTCAAGATGGATACTATCTCTGTTTTTCAGGCGGGAAGGATTCTGTTGTCGTGAAGGACATTGCAATCAGAGCTGGTGTTAAATTCACGTCAAATTATTCTGTGACAACGATTGATCCGCCAGAATTGACACGTTTCATCAAACACCATCATCCAGATGTAATATGGCATAGACCGAAGGTGCCGATGCTGAAGATGGTTGAAAAGAAAGGAATACCGACACGTAGAAGGCGATGGTGCTGTGCCTTATACAAAGAGAATGGGGGGGCAGGACAAGTCAAGATAATGGGTATCAGGTCGGCGGAATCACCGCGCCGAGCAAAGGCATGGCAATCAGTTACGGAATGGAGTGATAAAAAAGATAAAACATGGGTTATTAATCCAATACTTTCTTGGACAGATAAAGAGATATGGCAATATATACGGGCCAACCATATACCATACTGTAGTTTATACGATGAAGGCAAAAAAAGAATTGGGTGCATAGGGTGTCCTATGGGTAACAGAAAGAAAGATTTTGAAAGATGGCCGCACATGGAAAAGCGATGGCGCAGTGCTGCAAAATCAAGATGGGATTTGGTGGATTCGACAAAAATGCAATCAAAAGCAAAACGACCTTTTAAGAATTCCGACGAATTGTTCGACTGGTGGATGTCGGATAAATCAATACCAAAGGGAGCATGCCAAATGGGATTATTTTAGCCCGTCTTTACCAGTTGAAAATTTATTTCGTTGCAATATTAATATGTTAGGTGTTCACTTTAGGAGATCAATTAAAGGAATCTGTTTCATGTCAATGACAGAAAAACAAAAGAAAAAAAAGCGAGCCGAATATCAACGAATGTACGAACATCGTAAAAAAACTGGCGAACCGATGCCACGGAAGATACCACCCCCAGAAGGCTTCGGCAATACCACTGTTTTAGCGAAAAGACTTGGTATTAACAAAACAACTCTCTCCCTTCTTATAAAGAAAGGTGTTTTCGAAGGAACTTTTACCAAGACAGATGGTGCTTACCTGTTTGACATCGAGGCAGCAGTCCAAAAAGCAAAGGATTCATCAGATCCAAGGCAGAGAGGATTTAAAAACAAAGTACTTAATCACACAACAGAATCCTCTCCAATAACCGATCATGAGGACACAGATACAATAATTAAACACCCTAAATCAGATGACTTCAAGGTCCTGTCTTTCAACGAAGCGAGAACCATAAAAGAACAATACACCGCAGAAATGAAAAAGATGGATTATGAGGAGAGAGCTGGAAATCTCTTAAGGGAAGAAGATGTAACAAAAGGCGCTTTCGAAATGTACCGTCAGGCCCGGGATAGCTTGCTGAATATCGTTGATCGAATCAGTTCGCAGTTGTCCGTGGAAAACGACGAATTCAAAATCAGATTAATTCTCGAAACAGAAATTAAGAATGCAATAAACCATATCCGCGTGAGCTTGAATGAACAATGGACATAACATTTATGTCAAAGCCTGTCTTGATGCACTTGAACTTGATACCATCACCACAGTCGACGAATGGGCTGATCAAAATAGGCTCCTTGATTCAGTCTCAACAAGGGAGTCAGGCAACTATCGTACAAGCCGCACGCCATATTTGAAAGAAATAATGCAGTCACTCTCGGTCACTGAAACAACCGTCAATGACGTTGTTGTTATGAAAGCCACCCAGATCGGATTGTCAGAAGTCGCCAATAATTTTATCGGGTATATCATGGACTGTGTCCCCGGTCCCATCCTCTATATGCTCCCCACTGTTGAACTTGCTGAACGTCACAGTAAGACACGTATAACTCCAATGATCAACAACACCCCCAGTATTCTCGCGAAAACCGTTACTGAGAAAAGCCGTAAATCAGGGAACACCATCACGACAAAGAATTTCACTGGTGGCGCACTGTTCATGGCCGGCAGTAATTCTGGCGCTTCTTTCAGAAACGTTTCCATCCGATATCTTATACTCGACGATATTGATGGTTTCTCGCCAGACATTGGCGGTGAGGGTAGCCCGATCAGCCTCGCAGAGAGACGTACTGACACATATTCAAGCAAAAAAAAGATATTGAAAATCAGCACGCCTACACAGAAAGGCGGGTCCCTGATTGAGAAAGAATTCCAGAAATCAGATCAAAGGTTTTACCACGTCCCTTGTCCTTTTTGTGCCACTCTCCAAATCTTAATCTTTTCCACTGACGGACAAGAACATGGCCTCCATTACACTGAACAAAACGGGAACGTAACCGACACTTGGTACACATGCAAGAACTGCCAGGAAAAAATTTACGAACATCATAAAACAGAAATGCTCGAAGCTGGGCAATGGATACCATCTCAACCGAATCGAAAAAAAAGAGGGTATCACATCAGCGGGTTACTTTCCCCATTAGGTTTTGTTTCCTGGTCGCAGATCGCGCAAGAATACCACG